TGTTTGCTGATGCCTTTGTTCGAGCGAATGGTTGTGACATCATGAACAACGTCATCGAGCTTCACAGATATGAGATGAACTACAACAAAGACGTGTACTATTTCTACACAGAGTTAGGGGCATTATGAAGGCATACAACCTAAAGAAGTTCAAGAAGCTCGTGGAGGATTCTGATATGGTGTATGGCACAGTAAGCCTTAACGCTGCTGTGCGGGTGCCTGTCAGGGTCCGTAAGAAAACCCTGCTTAAGTACCTGTCAGAGATTACCCCCGGCACTTGGTCTAATGAGCTTGTGATATACGCAGAAACAGGGACCAGCCCAAAGGGACATAAAACCTTGAAGCTGGTCTAGTCGTTGGCCGTTGATTTGTAGAAGACAGTATGCAGGACTCGGGGGCAGTACCCGACACCTCCACCATTCCTATGGGGGTGAAATAGGATCGACTGGTGCTAGATGCTACAATGAGGCAACCGAGTGGTTCCGTAAGAACCAACCTTGATAAGTGCTAACAACTATGTTGCACCTTCCCTCGCTGTAGCAGCGTAAGGGACGGGCCTATGGGGGGCCTTGGAACAGAAGGGAGCTTCGGCTCCCACCCTTATTCTCTCTCCAAATAATAATAAAAACGAGGAAAACATGAACCGTATTATGGTTGTGATTGCCAGCTTATTTGTAGCTGGTGCAGCAGTGGCACAGGATTCTCCTGTCACTGTAGGAAATACCTACGTTGAGCTTGGTACTACGTTTGAGAACGAGACCCTGCTTTCTATTGGTACTGGTGTAGGTGCTGGTGCTGTATCTGCTTACGGTGAGCTGTCTGGCTCCACAGACGGCAACTTCCAAGCACGGGCTTACACTGATGCCGAGTTTGGTAGCTTTAAGATTACTCCTGGCCTCAACTACCATTGGGGTGCTGATGGGGGTGACCTTGTAGGCTTCGGTGAGAACAACGAGTGGGGTGACGTAACAGGTGACCTTGAGGTCTCTATTCATCCTGGTCTCGTAGGTGGCGAGTATGTCTTTGCTAACACTGCTGTTGGACTTGACGGTTGGTCTCTTGACTGGGCTGGCGGTGAAGTTGGCGCAGGCTACAAGCTGGACCTAGCTGAGAACGTCTATCTTGATGGCCGTGTAAGCTGGTCTTACGATGACCAGTTTGAGTCTGGTGACCGACGTTTTGTAGCAGGATTTGGCTTAAAGTTCTAAGCTACCCTAAAATTAGGCACAAAAAGACCCCCGTAGGAATCAACCTGCGGGGGTTTTAGTTTGTCTGGACTAATCTTATTTCTTGATTAGGAGTGTTTTGATTAGCCATCCGATAGGGTTAAAGATTGTCCTTAGTATCTCACCAGGAGAAGGGAGTATCCAACCCAATATCAATAGTGCCAAAAGCATGTAGTTTGTCTGTGTGATGTTCACTATACCTGCTATAGGTGTGGCAGCACCAGCTACATCTGTCAGTATCTCTGTAGCCTGTTCAATCTGAGCGTTACCAGTAGCGTCAGCCAAGAGCGTAGCGCCCTTTGTGGCTAGGCTTAGGCCGGTACAGCCACTCAGAAAGAACAAGACTACGAGCAGGGCTGCAAGGATTCTAGGGGTTCTCATAAGACCGTCTCCGTAGCAGTTCTTCTAGATGCAGGATTGTGGTCTTAGCTTCTGCTAGGGCCTCCCTGAGTTCTGCTATCTCTCGGAGAAGGGATTCTTTCTGATAGTTTAGCTTACCTACTTGTTCGGATAGTGTGTCAATCTGATCTTGCAAGGTTCTACGAAACTCTGAACGTCTTTCATGTTCTAGGTCTGCCCTACTCTGTAGGTACTTCCACAGACCCATTGAGGATAGAAGTGCTACTATTATTGGCACCCCCACCATTGTTAACATCTCGATTATCATCTGGCCTCTCCCTAAGCTCAAAATGAGGATAGTCCTTGAAGGTACGCCAATCACCTCCCCAGACTATCGGTATATCTAAGATGTCGGATGCTTTCTTCATAGCCTCTGCAATCGGCAGGAAGGCTTCTTTATCCCATGTTACAGGGATTGGTACTACATCAACTGCATGTCCTGTCAGATGCTTAGAGTTCATCGTCTGGCTCTTGCCTGTCTCGTAGTAGTGTCTTTGTTCTTCTATGGTCCTTCTCCCGTCAGTAATCTCAAACGGAACCTTGGACATTAACCTGGCAAGAAATACTACCTCATATAAGTCAGGGTGTATCTCACTAAGGTGTTGTTGACTACGTTCGGAGAACTGTCTCCCCTCTGCTACAGCAAACAAGGTAAACAGTGCTACCCAGAATATTCCGGTGAAGACTAAGAGGGTGGCTCTGGCCATACTACATTCCTTGGGTCTGTGGTGTTAGCTGGTAGGTCTCGGAGTTGTTGACGGTAGGTAGCCCAAGCTGCACTGTCTACAGGAGCGTCTGGTACTTGGGTCCAGTCAGAGCTTACAAGGAGTTGCCACCGAGTTTTTCTTAAATTCCGCCAAGCTCTCTCCAAATCCCTTTGCTCAATTACTTCGGCAGGGAGGTCTACTAATGCACCGTTAACAACGTACTTATTAGTTGTATCCTCTGTTGAAAGCAAATAGGAGAGGCCGTTAGAGGCATTTGCAATAATGTCTTGCTCAGACCCCTCGTAAAAGCTAACAATTTCCCCAGTAGACGTGTTGTAAATAATTGCAGATGGCATTAATCAGGCTTCCTTAATTCTGTTATTGTGACAGAAGCTCTTTCTACATACACATCGCTACTAAACCCAGTCCCCCTAGTGACTGAAACTTTGTATGTCTCACTAGAGCCCGGGCTTGTATCTACATAAGACCCAGAAAAAGTGGCTCTGTCTTGTACCCCCATAGCGTCGTCACCGTCATTATAATCCACGCTACTTGGCCACGTCTGCCACACTACATTGCTGCCGTTTCTAAGGGTCACAAAAAACTTTTTAAAGGCATTGCTTCCAGCAACGTCTACGACCAAGTTCCAAGTTACCAACAGCTTTGAACCACTATCAACACCCGTGATTGAGTTACTAACTACGTCTTTCCAATCAGGCAAGCCAGAAGTTGCATCTTTAGGTATTGTGTAAGAACCCGGTCCAAAAGAGCTAAAAGTCATTTTTGAGGCAGTGCCTGTCGCTATTCGATCAGTATTAACAGCATCGTCTGCAATTTGAGTAGTGCCTACAGCATCATCAGCTATCTTATCACTGTTAACAGCATCATCAGCAAGCTCAGTAGTGCCAACACTTCCTGCTGCAATAGTCACAGAGGTCTCGCCCAAAGCACCCGGCAAGTTAGTGTTGTCAGATTCAAAGACGGCTATGTTTTGCACTTCATCGTAGGTAGTAGTGGTAGTCTCACGAAGCACTAGGTTTACGTTTAGCTGGTAGTCCTCAACACTAAGGCTCCATGCTACAACCTCAAACAGCTTATCAGTCCAGCCAAAGCGAGTGTTAGTAATGTTTACGTTATCACCTACTTGCAAGGAAAAGGCATTAAGACCGAAGCTACCAGTAATCGTAATCTGACTGCGGTTCTTCTCTAGGGCAATGTTAGCCAGCCTCTGAGCCTCGTTAGGAGTATCAGTGAAAGGCAGTGCCAAGTCCATCGTACTTTCTAAGCCACCATCAGTAGTGACAAAGGCAGCCGCAGTGACCGTAGGGTAGTCAGTGAATTGGTAGTTGGTGGATGGCCCTCGGAAGGTTCCTCGTACAGCATTAAAGTTGTCTCGGCGAGAGTGTCGTGTTGCTACAGAGATAGGAGAGCGTAGGTCGTCCTCAGTGAGTGTCACAGTGGGTGCTACATACTTACCAGCCTTCATACGCCACTTGCCCTGTGCATACCACAGGTATCCAGCACAAGAGGTCATAAGCTGTGCAATAACGTCTACAGGGGCCTGAGAGGTTGTCCAAGCACCGTTACAGGTGTACTTGTCTACGTTAGCCTCAATCTTACCAGCAGTACCAGTGCCAGTGCCAGCTCCCGTAGCTGTAAACACAGTGCCTACATTATTGTTAGCAGCACCGATAGCAGTAAAGTCAGTGGTCCCTACCGTATGAATTTTGTAGTCAGTGCTGGATACAATGTCCACAGCGTCTGTTAGGAAGGGGTAGATAGTCTCTTCACAGATATTAGCCGCAGTAGAAACAAGCGTGTCATCAATGTTAGTAGTAGCCTCTGCAAGGCCATAGACACTGTTAGTCAGGAAGTCTCGGACGATGAGTGCAGGATTGTCTGACCAAGCTGTTGTAGTGGTGCGAGGATCGTAGACCTTCTTGCCTTTGATAAGGGCAGTGACTCCCGGCAGACCCTCTTCCCATACGTCGTCAGCATACTCAAAGATAATAGCTAAGTGGGCAATTCCTAACAACTTGTGATTAGCAGTCCACTGGGTGCTAAAGCCAGTGAAGGAGCCGTTAAGGCTGTCAGTGTGTCCACCAGTTACTTGTCGTACTTTGATGTAGTTGTTAAACTTGTTGGTAGAACCGCCTACTGCATTGCCGTTTTCATCAATCTCTTGGGCAGATGATACGCTATCCCCACTAAGGGTAAGTTCGTATCTGCCCATGTAGATTTTCTCGC